CTGCTTTGAAAACTGAAACAATCAACAATAAAACGGTTGACACTGCGACAGGTGAAATCATCACGGAAAAAGCGCCAAAAACCAGCAAAAAACAACAAGAGAAAACAGTTACGTTAAGACTAACAGCAGAGCATCAAAAGTTAGTTGCTCTAAACAATTTTATTATTAATAACGGGATTCAAGTGGAAGTGATTGAATGAACCTAAACAATGTTTATTCTGCTGTTATTAAGAGTTTGAAAAACAACTCAATAACAGCAGTAATAAACGAAGCAATAAATATTGAACGATTAAAAACCATGTATTTTGATTATACAGGGCCAAGAGAAGTTGAAATAAGATTTATTGATCCGAGAAAATTTAGTGTTGCCCAACGTCGATTTATCTTTGCAATGCTAGAGGACATATTCTCTTTCACAGGGCAAGAAACGGAAGTGTTAAAGGAAATGTTCTATCTCAGGTTTGAAGCGTTACAAGGCTATGAAATTAGCCTCAGAAACGACTCAACGAACACAATGGACGATGCAACCATTTTAGCGAACATTATCTTGAATTTCATCTTTGAAAATAATATTCCTTTCAAAAAAGGGTACGACATTTTACCAGCAAATCAAGAATATTACTTTTATAAATGTATCACTAACCGAGTTTGTTGTATTTGTGGCAAAACTGGTGCAGATATTGACCATTTCGATAAAGCGCTAGGTCGACGCAAAAGAAAAAGCGTTGACCATACAGAATACACTTACGCTGGTTTATGTCGATGCCATCACACAGAAAAACACAACATTGGTATTACAGCATTTAAGAAAAAATATCATGTTAAAGGGATTAAATTAAATCAAGAAACAATAAAGAAATTGCATATTGGAGTTTAAATGGAAGGAGGGCATACGTTGTCAGATAAACAGAAAAAGCGTTATTACTGGCTTAAATTGAAAGAAAACTTTTTTGAAGAAGACACAATCGAATGGTTAGAAGAACAACCCAACGGAAAAGAGTACTGCTTAATATACCTAAAATTATGTTTGAAATCTTTAAAAACTGATGGGGTGTTAGTAAGGAACGTTGGCAGCATGTTAATCCCTTACGATGCCGAGACACTCGCTAGGGTCACAAATTCCACCGTCGACACTGTAAAAGTTGCGATGGATTTATTTAAGAAAATAGGACTAATACAGTTGCTCGATACTGGTGAAATATATATCAATCAACTTAATGAACTAGTTGGATCTGAGACAGAAGCAGCCAAACAAAAACGCTTGCAAAGGTCAAAGGTGGACAATGTCCCTAAATTGTCCTCTGAATGTCCTGAAAATGTCGCCCAGAGTATAGAGTTAGAGTATAGAGATAAGAGTATAGAGAAAGATAATAAAGAAGAGCCAAAGAAATCTCCTTGTAAATATTCTGACGAACATTTACGTCTTGCTCAAAAATTACAAAATAATTTAATCAATGATTTTCCGAGTGAAATGAAAAGAGTGAACATTGAAAAGTGGGCTGACACGTTTAGGCTAATCGAAGAACGAGATCAACAAACTATTGCAGCAATTGACTATGTTCTTGATTGGTTACCGACAAATTCATTCTGGTTTGGAAACATTAGAAGTGCTTCTAAGCTAAGAGCGCAGTTTGAAAAACTAAAATTTGAAATCAAGAATGAAAAAGAACGTGGCCAACAACGAACGACTTACCAACGTCAAAATGTTAGGACTGAAAATTTACCAGGATGGGCAAAAGAATCAAATAACCAGCAAGAAGAAAAGTTATCGCCAGAAGAGCAAGCGGAACTTGATAGACAAATAAAAGAATTCATGGAGGGGAAATGATGAACGAATTAGTTAAATTAGTAGAAGAATGGGCGAAAGAAAAGCATTTAGATAAAGCAGAGCCAGAAAAGCAAATGTTAAAAGTGATTGAGGAAGTCGGAGAAGTTGGCGCTGCATTGGCAAGAAATAATGAAAATGATCTAAGAGATGGTATAGGTGATGTGGTTGTGACGTTAATTATTCTCGCTATGCAAAATAACATGGACTTATACGAATGCTTAAATCAAGCATACAGCGAAATTAAAAATCGGCAAGGGGAAATGGTAAACGGAGTATTCGTCAAAGAATCCGATTTGTAAGGTTTGGGGTGGAAAGAGATAATGACAAAGTACCCAACACAAGAATTAAAAAACAAAAGAAAATTTCATGTGCAATTCATGAGTACAGAGGCAATGAAAAATATTTATGAGCTAGGATATCCCTTTGAATACTTCGAAGATAGTTGCCAATTTGCGATTGAAACGCCTGTAGGTGTCATTGATTACTTCGGGATAAATGGCACTTGGGTTGTCCGCAAAGGACAAGACCGAGGGAAAGGCATACGAAAATTGAAGCAGTACATTAAAAACAGAGTAGGTGATCACGTGGAAAAAGTAAAAGTAGTGAAATGTAGTGGATATCTGGATAAAGACGGTAACATCACTAATCAAATTAAGCAGGCGATGCATTTTACAGACGATGAATTAGCGAATCTTGCTGCAGAAGTGGCAGGTGGAAAGGTCGTAAACGTTGTAATTCCACCAGAAAAGCCAAAACAATTACTTGAAAAAGTGAAAGAAGAATCATTTCAAGAAAAACCTAAAAAGAAAACCAAGAGCAATCAATCTTGGATGAAGAAGAAATAATTTGTTGTTTTTTGTAACGTGATTTAACCGTAGCTAGATTTTAAAACTAGTTTAGGGTAATTAATCATAAATGATTTAAAACGCCTTAAATCGAAAAATAAAGCGGTAAATTGTGAGGTAAAAAAATGAAATTAACTAGTGTGACATTTAAGCCGTCGGCTGAACGTTTTCCGCCAATTGTGGCAATAGATTTAGACCAATTAACACCAGATGAATACGTGACACTTAGAAATTTGGGGTATGACACGCAACTTTCCAAAATTACAAAAAGGACCTTTGAAGAGTTGGAAGGCCATTTGGGAATTCGAGGAGACGTTGCAAAGAAAAATGGATTTTATGTATTAATCAAATAATCAGAAAGGAGTGGAGTTTGTGGCCACAGTAAAGAATTCTTTACTCCTTTGAAATTATGATAGTATGGGCACTATTTGATAGTGGGAACGGATGTTATAAGCGTTCTGCACAAAAGTTTGAAGATATAGAAATATACAGCATAGGTTTGGATATTGAAAATAAGAATGACCATTTTATTCATCTGAATTTAGCGGACTATTCTTATATGTTTAATGATAATAAATTATTCAAAGTTTTAGACAAATTACCAAAGCCAGATTTAATCATTGCAAGCCCACCATGTGAAAGCTGGTCAGTAGCTAGTGCAATGAAAAATGGTAATGCTTGTTGGAAAAGAGAAGATGTAACAGATAATTTATTTGCACCACAGATATTACCAAGCCCGTTTACTATAAGAACCACAATAGATTACGAAGATACTAATTATGTTTATGAAAGGCAATTTTTAAAAAGAGTGAATGGAGAGTTAACGGTTTTTAATACTATAAAAATTATAAAAAAGTACCAACCAAAATATTTCATCATTGAGAACCCCGCTAGTGGCAAAATTTGGGAATATATCGAAGATGTCTTGAATTTTAAACTGCCATTTAAAAATTTAACCAGGTATAACAATTATGATTATCCATTACAGAAGCCCACGAAATTTGCTAGTAATATCCATTTGGGATTGAAAAATAAAGTTATTAAACAAGAAATTGCTTGGGGGAATTTTTCCAAAAGCTATAATGAACGATCAAATATTCCAGAAAAATTAGTGGATGACATATTTAAAAAGGTTCTAGAGAAAAAATAAATAGAAAGGAGTGGAGTTTGCGGCCGCATAAAAAGCTTTTTGCTCCTTTAAAAACGATGAAACTAACAACAGAAAAAATAAATGAATTGCTAGGTGTTGATGATGCCTACAAAGCGCCAGAAGCGCTCATGAATATATTACTAAGTCGCGATAAACGAGAAATCGTGTTTAACAAATTTTTAGAAATAGAAAAAGATTTAACTTTCGATTGGTTTCACGAATATTTTCAAGACGAACATGCTGATCGGAAAGTTAAGAAGCAAGATTTTACGCCAAATTCAATTGGGGAAGTGATTGCAAAAATCGTAGGGCCTGGAAGTGGGTTGACACATGAAGTAGCTTCTGGGACAGGTGGAATGATCATACAAAAATGGCGAGCAGACAGACTATCTATTGGTTTTTTTGAATATAAACCATCAATGACTTTTTACGATTTAGAGGAGTTATCTGATAGAACCATTCCGTTCCTGCTGTTCAATCTTGCTATTCGTGGGATGAATGCCACCGTAGTCCACGGTGATTCGCTAGACAGAAAAATAAAACAGATTTACTTTTTACAAAATTCAAAAGATGATTCGTTGGCTTTTAGCGATGTAAATGTTATGCCGCACAGCGATGTGGTCACAAGAGAGTTTCAAGTCAGAGAATGGCTGGAAGAAGCTATTGATCACATCGAAAGTCCCAGCGTGTTAGGAGGAGAAAACGAATGAGCAAACGTCCCAGACTTTTTGCTGGCTATTTTTTAGAATGGATTGAAACTTACAAAGTCGGTGCAATTAGAGATATCTCAGTTAGTAAATATTATATAGCCCACAAACACCTTACTGAAATTTGCCCTGATTTAACGATAGATAAATTAGATAGAAAGGCTTATCAAAGCATCCTTAATGAATACGCTCTGACACATGAGCGGCAGACAACAATGGATTTTCATCACCAAATTGGCAGCTGTGTAAGAGATATGTATCACGAAGGACTAATTAAACGTGATCCAACCTACAAAGCGATTATCAAAGGAATACCGCCGAGACCAAAAAAGAAAAAATTCCTGCAAAAAGGCGAACTACAAAAGCTGTTGAGATCACTAGAACTTGGCGAAGGGATAAATATGGATTGGTTCATTTTACTGGTTGCAAAAACAGGAATGCGCTTTGCGGAAGCCATTGCGTTAACACCAGCTGATTTTGATTGGACCAGAAATACCGTCAGCATTAATAAAACATTGAACTACAAAAATTCTACAATGTTTTTTCAGGATACGAAAAACAAAAGTTCTGTTAGAACGATAAGCATCGATTGGCAAATAGTTGGTCAGTTTAAACCGCTCATTGAAAATTTACCTCAAGATGAATTGATTTTTGTAAATCGAGATGAAAAGACAGGCAAATATAAACGAATTTTCAATTCAACATACAATTCCCACCTGATCAGAAAATGCAAAGAATCAGGAATCACTGTCATCACAATGCACGGACTTAGACATACACATGCAAGTATTTTACTCGCTGACGGGGTGTCAACTCATAGCATAGCTAAACGTCTAGGACATTCAAGCGTGACTACTACTCAAGAAACATATATGCATATCATTGATGAATTACAGAGTAAGGATGATGAAAAGATTCTTGGTGCATTGATGCAACTTTCCTAGTGTGGTGATTTCATGTATAGAAAATGGACAGAAGACGAACTAGTGTATTTAGAATATTTTGTTTTTGAAAACGATACTCAGCTAATTGAAGCTTCTAAGCACTTAAATAGAAGCACCAATGCGATTAGAAAAAAATTGTGCAAAATGCGAAAAGAAGATAATTTTAGATGCTACATGCACCGTCTATGGTCTGAAAAAGAGGATGAGTTCTTAAAAAAGCACTATTTATCTATGAAAAATAAGTATATAGCTGATAGGTTAAATCGTACAGTTGGAGCTGTTGAGTTTAGGGCTAAAAAATTAGGGCTGACAAAGCACAAGAAGATTAAAGAGCTAGATACAGAAATCCGACGTTTGATTGACGAAGATTACTACCTCAGCCAAATATGCACAAAATTAAACATTAAGATGTCGTCTCTAATCGCACATTGCCAACGTGAAAAAATCCCTTATAAAAAAATGCCTAGAACTGAGTATAAAAACTATGGTAACCACGTTTGGAATGTGCAAGATAAAGTGAGATTCCAAGAATATTTAAGCAAACAAGAGTTGAAAGCGAGTGAAGAAGATGATTCCAAAGTTTAGAGCATATTCAGTAAAAGAAAACATAATGTATTATCCAGATGAAGATAAAAATGTAGAATGGACTATTGATGATGATACAGGATTTATAGCGCCTCTTATCAATCTAGAAAATGGCATGTGGGGAATGATTGATAAATATGTTCTCATGCAATCAACAGGGTTGAAAGACAAGAACGGCGTTGAAATTTTTGAGGGTGATGTATTATATTACATTCCTTTCGAATCGCATATAAATGATAGCATCGTTGTATTTGAAAAAGGTTCATTCTGCAAAAAAATGTTAAGAAATGGAAAATTAACATCTGTTAGATTCATTGACAGCGAAGAATATGAAGTTATCGGAAATGTCTACGAGAACCCAGAACTATTGGAGGGAACAGAATGAGTAAAAAGATGAGTACGTTATTCCACGAGTTTATTCATGATAATGACTTAAACGGTAACGATGAAATTATCAGAGAAACAAATACAGTTGTTGCAGAAGATGACATCGAAGTAGGCACGATGTTAGATGATCGAGTGGGTGAAAAATATTTTTACAAGTGCATGGAATTAGCAGAAAACGTCATCAAATCTTTTGAAGATGAACAACCAGAACTCAACGAAAATCAACATGTTGTGCTTGATTGGTTGAAAGAATCATGCAAATTAAACGGATTACGTGAAGTTATCGAAATTATGGGGTTTTTATCAACTACTGGTGGAAAAATGAAGTATAAGCAAGTAGCTTATGCATATGGTGATTTAAATGATGATGAATTAGCTCAAGTATTACAGTCATTTAGCCAGTGGGTTTGGGAACAGGAGGAAGCGGAATGAGCTACGAAATAACATATGACGAGAACGTCAGCAATAATGTGCAACAAAAAAATATTGTTGTCAATAGTAGGCATTTATACAAAGTTTATCTTGAAAAAGAAGCCTATCGTAAAAATGAGGAGACGGGTGTTGATTACACATTAGACATTAAATGTGATGAAACTGGCGTCAATGTACAAGCGGTGTTACCACACGAGGTCCTTTATGAATTAAATAAAATGATAGGCGACAGTCTGAAATTTTAGGAGGAACAGCGATGAATAAACAAGAATTGATTGAAGAG